CGCGATCTGGGCGATGCGGGCGGCGACCGCTGCATCGCTGCCCGCGATCGGCCGCGCGATGCGGCGCGGTCACCCCGCCGTCCACACCGCCCTGCGCGCCGCCGATGCACGGCGCGAACTCCACCCCGACTTCCGCGCGCTGACCGACCGGTTGCGTGCCTTTGGAGGCAAGACCGATGACTGACCCCCTGGGCCGCGTCACGCTGGCCGACTGCCCGCCGGGCCCGTTCCTCTTCGACGGGGAACTGTGCTTCAAGACCGAGTACCGCGCGATGGTGGCCTCCGGGCCAGTCGTCGACTCCGCCACCTCGGTCCGGTTCGTCACTACCCGCTATCCCGATGCCTATTGCATGGCGACGGGCGAGATGTTCTGGGGCGGCACGACGCGACACCGCGACCGGGCCAAGCTCCTGGTCATGCCGGTTACGCTGCCCATCGTCGCGGCGCAGTCGGCGCGGGGGCCGCTGTTCCTCTACACCGGTCCCATGACCGCCTGTCCGGGATGCGGGGCGACCGCCTGGCTGGTCGGGCGGCAGTCGGCGGAATGCGGCCGGTGCGGCACCGCTCTCGATCTGGCGACGCCCCAGGCCGCGCAGGTGCACGCATGACCGCCGATCCCCGCACCGCCCGCCGCCGGGCGATCTTCGCCGCCGCCCGCGATGCAGGCCTGGACGAAGAGGATCGCCGCGCGGTGCAGCTGCGCGTCACCGGCAAACCGTCGCTGACCGACATGTCGCTGACCGACATGGACCGGGTGCTCGCCGACATTCGCGGCAAGGGCACCGGGCGCAGCGCCCGGCCCGTGGGCTCGACCCGCGCGCATGTCGGCAAGATATGGGCGTTGTGGTGGTCGCTCTACTGGCTGCGCGGTGTCGATCGGCCCGACGAGGGCGCGCTCAATACATGGGTCAAGCGCCAGACCGGCGTCGATGCGGTCCGCTTCCTCGACCACAAGACGGCGGTAAACGTGATCGAGGCGCTGAAAGCCTGGATCGCGCGTGAGGGGGTGGAATGGAGCGTGCCGCCCTGTCCCCAGGCGGACCGCCGCGCCGTCCTCGACGCGATCTGGGCCAAGCTCCTGGTCGGCAACCGCGTGCAGGGCCGCACTGCCGACACGTTCCTGCGCGAGGCGTTGAACCTGCCCGCCACCCGCTGGACCGATCGCCAGACCGATGAGGGGATCAAGCTGCTGGGGCGGATGCTGCGCGAGGTGGTGGGCCATGGTTGATGATCTGCCGCGCCTGTCCGACCTGCCCATCCCGAACGATGTCCGGCCGGGGCGGGGCTGGACGCCGTTCATGCTGGAGATGGCGGCGCATGTCGCGCCCAAGCATGTCCTGACGCTGGTCGATCGGTTCGGCGGCCAGGTGGTCTATGTCCCGATCGCGGTCGAGAAAAGCCCGTTCCTCGACGTGCTGCCGATGGACACCGTCGCGACCATCGCCCGCGTCTATGGCCGGGAAAAGCTCGATATCCCCACCGCCCGCGAGGCGCTGGCGCGGGCACGCCGGGCCCCGGTGATCGCCGCCGTTCGCGCCGGGCGCTTGACCAGGAATGAAGCGGCGCGGATGATCGGGTCATCGCGAAGATATGTTGCATATCTTGCCAATCAGACCAATGAAGCCGATGACGCTCCCGTCTTCGTGCCCCGGCGCGTCGTGGACAGCCGTCAGATAGAGATGTTCCCCGAGCCGCCTGCGCCAGTGCATCCCGAATAAATCCGCCGCCCGTGCCACTCCGTTCCCGCTTCAACGGGGACCCGGCACGTGCTTTGGATGGATTATGTTCGGGTCATCTGGCCCATCGCGTCGACTCTGACGCCAATATTGATCGGCCTGGCCGTTCTATGGTTGCGCAACCAGTTCGCGCTCAAGACCGAACTCGCCGCGCTGGCGACCGAGGTCGCCCGGCAGAATGCCGTCCAGGACAGGGAATTGGCGGGGCATGAAACCCGCATCACCATCCTGGAAAAGGAAAGCGCCGCGCCGCCGACGCGCGATACGCTCAATAACAAGCTGTCGCAGGTGTCCGAACGCCTGTCCTCGGTCGAACGCGGCGTGGATAGTGTCGGCAACCAGCTCGACACCCAGAACGAGTATCTGCGCGCGCTCCTGACCGAGGGAGCCAAGCGGTGAGCGCCGACGCCCTGAATTCCGTCATCCGCCGCGCCATCCTCGACTTCATGTGCGAGATCGGCGGCGAGCAGTCCGACGACACGCTGACCCTGCTGCTGAAACAGCGCGGGCATCCCGTCGCGCGCCGGACCGTTGTCGAGCAACTGCGCTGGCTGGCCGCCGCCGGGCTGGTGTCGGTCGAAGAGGTCGAGCCCTTCCTGCTCGCCCAGATCCTGCCCGATGGCGAGGACGTGGCGAACGGTCATTTCTTCTACGACGGCGTCCACCGCCACGCGGTGCGGCGCAAGGTCGGCACGGCACGCTGATGGCCGGGCGTTCCTCCTTGAAGAGCCTGCCGCCCCAGGTCCTGGACGCGGTCCATGACGCGATCGGGCGCGGCGAGACGATCGACGATATCTGCGGCCTGCTGCGCGACCTGGGCACCGAGCGTTCGCGCTCGGCGGTCGGCCGGTATGCGCAAGGCTTCAACGAGCTGGCAAAGCAGCAACGCCGCATCCAGAGCATCGCGAAGGCCTTCGGCAGCGAATTCGGCACGTCCGGGGACAATCAGGTCCGGATGATGAATCAGCTCATGACCAGCGTCGTGACGCGCGCCATCATCCCGATCGCCAGCGCCGACGACGATGCGGCGGGCAACGACGACGAGGAAGGCGGCGGCATCGACACGCTGGCGCTGTCGCGCCTCGCCAAGGCGGTCAAGGATGTCACCAGTTCGTCCAAGATCGACATCGAGCGCGAGGCCAAAATCCGCGAGGAAGAGGCGCGGCGCACCCGTGAGCAGGCCGCCGCCGAGGCGACCGAGGCGGGCCGTGCGGCGGGGGCCAGCGAGGCGACCCTGTCGGCGATCCGCACCCGCATCCTTGGGTTCGCCGCGTGACGACCTCGGTCCTGTTGCCGTACCAGATCGAGGCGATCGAGCTTAGCCGCACCACCAAGCTGTTCGTGTCGGAGAAGTCGCGTCGCACCGGCCTGACTTACGGTTTCGCCTCCGATGCGGTCATGGTCGCGTCCCCGGCCGAGCGGCCCCAGAACGTCTTCTACCTTGCCTACAACAAGGACATGACGCGCGAATTTATCGGCTATTGCGCCGATTTCGCCAAGGCGTTCAACCAGGCCGCGTCGAAGTCGGACGAATTCCTGTTCGACGACGGGTCGGAACGCGGCATCCTCTCGCTGCGCATCGATTTCCCGTCCGGCAAGTCGATCGTCGCCCTGTCGTCCAAGCCGCGCAGTCTTCGCGGTATGCAGGGCAGTGTCATCATCGATGAAGCCGCCTTCCACGACGACCTGGACGGCGTCATCAAGGCCGCCATGGCGCTGACCATGTGGGGCGGACGCGTCGTCGTCATCTCCACCCATGACGGTGCGGACAACCCCTTTGCCGAGCTGATCGACAATATCCGCAGCGGCAAGCGCGGCGGCATCATCCAGAAGGTGACGCTGGCCCGCGCCCTGGAAGAGGGGCTGTACAAGCGCATCTGCCTGCGCACCGGTGTAGAGTGGACGCCCGAGGGTGAGGCGGCCTGGGAGGCCGATCTGCGCAAATTCTACGCGGACGGCGCGGACGAGGAACTGGACGTGATCCCGGCCAAGGGTTCGGGCATCTATCTGCCCGCCGCGACGATCGACGCCTGCATGTCGCCCGATCATCATGTCGTGCGGCTGACCCTGGGCAAGGAATGGGACACGGCGGGCGGGATGCTGGTCGCCGCCGACAGCGTTGCCTCGCCGATCGGCGACGATCTGCGCGAAGAGGTCCGCGCCTGGCGCGAGGCATGGCTGGCCGACTGGATCGAGCGCGAGCTGGTTCCCGTCGTCGCGCTGTTCGATCCCCACCGCCCGACCTTTTTTGGTCAGGACTTCGCGCGCAGCAACGACTTGTCGGTGATCGCGGCCGGGCAGGAAGATGCGGCTTGCGTCCTTCACAACCGGCTCGGCCTGGAGATGCGCAACGTACCCTTCTGGGCGCAGTATAAAATCCTGTGCTGGCTCTGCGACACGCTGCCGCTCTGGGCGGCGGGCAAGATGGACGGTCGCGGCAACGGGCAACAGCTCGCCGAGGACATGCAGGAGCGGTACGGCGCGGACCGCATCGAGTCCGTCATGGCGACCGAGGCGACCTACCTCGCCCGGATGCCGCGCATGAAGAGCCGGTTCGAGGACCGGACCATGCTCATCCCGCGCGACGAAGGCGTCAAGGATGACCTGCGCCAGGTCAAGATGGTGCGCGGCGTGCCCCGCATCGTCGATCGGGTCGCCAGCAAGGCCGATGGCGAAAAGGGCAAGCGTCACGGCGACTATTCGATCGCGCTCATGAACCTCGTCGGCGCGGCCGACGAGGATGTCCAGCCGGTCGAGACCCACACCGCCGATCAGCCGCGATCGATGGGCGGGGATTACGAACATACGGATACCGGCTTCGGCACGGTCCGGCGGCGCGATGACTTCGGCCGCGCGGGGGATTGGTGATGGCGAAGAAGAACAAGCGGAATGGCGGCAAGGCCGTCGCCCTTCCCCCCGACCTGTTGAACGAGGTCGCCTCGACCGGTGACGGCCGCGATATCACGCGGCCCTATGTCCTGGAGCTGCAACAGCCCCGCGACCCCAAGCTGTGGGGCGTGGTGGACTGGGGGGTGTACGAACGCATCCGCAAGGACGATCAGGTCAAGTCCTGCATGGAACAGCGTATCCGCGCGGTCGTCAGCCGCGAATGGGACGTGCTGCCCGGCGATGAGAACGATCCCCGCTCGGTCGAGGCGGCCGACGCGATGACCGAGACGCTGGAGCGGATCGGCTGGGACCTGGTCACCGAGAAGATGCTGTGGGCCAGCTTCTACGGCATTTCTGCGGCCGAGTTGAACTGGGGTGCGCGCGACGGGCTGCTGGACTGGGTGCCGGGTGAGAAGGTCCGGGCCATCCATGTCCGTCACGCCCGGCGCTTCCGCTTCGACAAGGACGACAGGCTGCGCCTGCTGACCCGGACCGCGCCGCAGGGCGAGCTACTGCCGCCCCGCAAATTCTGGGTCGTGCGGGCGGGCGGCACCGACGACGACAGCGTCTACGGCGAGGGGCTGGCGGAATGGCTCTACTGGC